TCCTTGAAGATGGAGTCAAAGGAATAAACGGTTCCCAATCTTTGTTTGAAGCCGACGATTTCATAGTGGATGCGTTCGGCATCCAGATTATCTTCGTTTTCCACAAGATATTCCAGAGTGGCGATGTCCCCGCTCATCTGATACAGCCGGCCCAGTTCTCCGCTTAGCAACGGGATTAGTTTCTCACCAAGTTCCTCATCGCCCTCAATCCTCGCGTAAGAAAAAAGGCGTTTCGCATACTTGAAATAGTTCCCCATCGCCACAAAATACCGAAACTCGTTCTTCATAGAATCGCTCAGATTCTCCTTGACATCGTTGAGAATTTTGCCCTTCACAGAAACGGAATAAATACAACTGAACTCGGAATAGCGACGATTCTCCACCCAGCCAATCGCATCCACCTTACACAGACCCGGCGTTTGTATAGCCTCCTCCAGTGAAAACTCCCGCCCATCCCTCAGAATCGTAAAGCCGGCAACCACATCCGCATAACTCCAACGAACCGTATCAAATCTAACTTCTTTCTTGGCGAGCAAAAACTCATCGGCGGATGGGCCGAGAAGCGAATAGGCTTCGCTGTGTTCGGCCTTGCTAATGACCTTTTTTTCCAGAAGTTCATCCAGTTTCTTTTTGCTTTCGGCGGGATTATAGTTGATGGGCTCACCGTCTTTAATTTGTGCGTCGCTGCGAATGACGCTCCATTCTGAAATGACACCGCATTTAATATCTCCCAGATACAGCCCTTTGGAATGATATATGTTTTTTACGATGTTGGTAAATCCAGATGCGAAAGCCGCTACGGACGGCAACTTAACATCTTCACTCATATCGTAATCACCCGCGTATAACTGCGAACGAATCTGTGCGGACCCTTTTAACTGTGCGTATTTGAAACTGAAGACTTTCATTACATCAACGACTTCGGGTGGGTATTCATCTGGAAAGCGTTTCTTGCGATAGATTTTTCCTACCGTCTTTGACATTCTACTATTAGGGGAGATTAATAAAAAGGAAAACCTTACACACTAATTAGAATGGATATAGACGCAATCAAGTCATACGCCTTATCTAACTCCGATATAGAGCGGATTTTAGGTAAGACGAAGATACTGACATATCCCGAATTAGGCGATTTGCGGAATTGGGAGGATGCTTTTGACGAGCAAGGGAGGTGTGTATTACTGTTCCTTACTGAGAACGAGCAAACCGGACACTGGGTCGGATTAATACGCAACGACAAGACGATAGAATATTTTGACCCGTATGGAGAAGCCCCCGAGGGTGATAAAAAATGGCTAAGTAAGGAGAAACTCCGACAATTGGATGAAGACAAGCCGTATTTAACGAACTTACTGCGTGCTTCCGGTTTGAAGGTTTATTACAATCAGCATCAGTTCCAGCAAGATAAGGGGGATGTGAATACTTGCGGTCGCTGGGTTGTTTCCAGACTGCTGCTACGAAAGAAATCGCTGAAGCAGTTTTACAACTATGTTATGAAGGGCGGCGACAAGCCAGATGATTTCGTGTCCGCTTTAACTTTTAAAATATTAGGTAAGTAATAGATATAGAGATGGCGTATCGGTATTCAAGTTCCATTGACTACCAGCAAGCACAAGAGGATAGCGTAGCACCCGATATCATCTACTACAACGGTGATATCATTAACAATCAGACGGATACGCCTCTCCAAGCGAACAAGACGACATATGACCCCCAGATTCGGTTCAGCGAGACCCGTGATACCGCTCTTATCAAAGATGCGTCGCTCTATAACTTCAGTATCGTCCGATTCACGATGAACGGTGCTGGTAAGGATTTACCGCTGTTTATGCCGCAAGTCCAGACGAATACTCTTGTGAATCCACTCCTTAATGTTAATATGACTGTCTATAATCACAACATCTCAATGCGACTTACGACTCTTGCTACTGCCTCTACCTCTCCCAGCACCGTCCCTCCCTATGCTCCTAAGATGACTTCCTTTCTAACTGGAGGCGGGGCTTTTGCTGGTTGTATTGCCCCCGTCAATGGAACGCAATATACGATTACAATTTTGGGGACTACGAATTGGTCGGCAATCGGCTGGACTGCTCCCGTTGCTATTGGCTCTGTGGGTATATATAACGGGGGTGCTATAACTGGTGCGACGATTGGCTTTGCTCTACCAATAACCACAGCCAACTCGGCAATCACGACAATCACCCTCAACTCTTCGGATTATATGCCGTATCCCTCATCGGTGGGACTTATCACACCGGGCTTAACATATGTTATCACGAAACTTGGGAGCAGTAATATGAACTGGTCGGCGTTGGGCTTGGTAGGTGCTACACCCTCTCAAGGTTCGTTTGTGAATGCGACTGGAGCGGTAGCCAGTGGCGTTGGCTATAATTTACTACTTGCTTCAAATTTACCCGGAGCAATCTCAGCATCGCAAATGGTTAATGGGGTTCAATACTATATATGTAGTCCCGGCACAACGCCTTGGGCTTCTTACGGGTGGGCTAACAACTTGGGTGGGACGCTTGGAACATACAACTCTACTTATACTGCCCCTACAATTCCAATTCAATCAATGGTTGTTGGAAACACCTATGAAATCGTTTCTCTTGGAGATACCCCAGCACTTAACTGGTCTATTCTCGGTTGGACTGGATTTTATCCGGGCTTCCCCCCAGTTGGAGCAAGAGCCACTTATACCAGCCCGACCCCAATTGGAACTGGAACAGTGCGTCAAGTTTTCGCTGTCCCTCCCAACATCGGAAACGGCATAGCCATTAGCGTTGATGCGTATAACGCCGCCGTCGTCGGCATCCAAAACTTCAACAACTACGCTGTCCCTTGTATCTATCAAAGCGAAACCTTGGATACCGACATAGCCCCCATTCCGAGTTCGCAGTCAATTTCATCCGGTAAGCAAGATGTTAGCACTCGCTATTACTGGGTGTATAGTTATGGCTCGTGGCTTCGCTTAGTGAATGCGTCGTTCGCACAGTCAATGACCTACATACAAAATATGGTTAATGAACTTTGGACGCTTCCCACAAGTGCTACAATCTACGGACAGCAAGGATTAGGGTTTTCCGCAGTTCCCAGCAGTCCTTTTTACTCCCCTCCTATGACTATCGGCACATCCGCCCCATTCATCGGCTACAATCCATCCAACAATCTTTTCAGTTTGTATGGGGATTCCTATGGCTTTGGTTGGACGGACGGCTCGGTTTTCGCCGCACCTAACCGTCCAGCATATCAAGCAACGCAGACATCCATATCCACATCTAACAATAATACACCATCAGTTCTTGTGGGGGTAGAGCAGTGCCGTCTATACTTTAACCAGAATCTGAATGGTCTCTTTAACAACTTCAAAAACACCTATGGGGAGGCGACTTGGGGGAACAACGCCAACTACCAGAACTTTAACGAAATCTTCATCGGCAACTATCTCAATCAAAATGTTGCTACGGTAGCCCTTCCAGTCCAGCCGTCTGCTATCCCTCCGAACCAGCGGACCCCGACACCCGCCATACAGAAGTCGTATTGGCTAATGATTCAAGACAGCGAAAGCACCTCTACGCTTTGGTGTCCAGTTTCCTCCATTGTTTTCACCTCCGGCTTCTTACCGATTGTCAATGAAAGCACGGGCCAGCCTATTGTTTTCGGCACGGGCAATGTGAATACTCAAAGCACCGTTCAGTCTGCTTTCCAGCCTATTATTACAGATGTGGCCCTTGCGAACCAGACTGCCTCCGACTATCGCGGGTTTATTAACTACACCCCGACGGCCGAATACCGCATCACCTCCTTCCAGCGGGGTCGCAATGAGGTCCGGCAGATTGATATTCAAGTGTGGTGGAAGAATCGTCTGGACGGCCAGTTGTATCCGCTCCAGATGTATAATCTTTCCTCCGTCGGTATCAAAATTATGTTCCGCAAAAAGGGTGCGACGATTCACGGACTCGGTAAGATGCCTTAGACTGCCCGGCGGGGTTTCCGTGAGTTTTTTTTAGGCCCATAAGTTATAGAAATGGCGACTTCTGATATTGCTAAGATGTCGGTCTTTGACCCCCGCATAATCCAGCAAGCCCCCGCCTTTGCGGTGAATAAGGGTGCCTTGTCGCTTACGAATGTTCCCTTTACGGCGATTTCGCAGACGACGAGCCAGCACACTTACAACTGCCCGATTCCGTCGCAGAATGTTTTCGTTGATAGGGCGATTGACTGGACGACGCAGTTGTATCTTAATGTAGATGTCGTATCAACAGTGGCCTCCGTTCCGGTCGGTTCTTCCTATCTTGACCTTGGTAAGGATTGTGCCTTGACGAACTTCCCCCTTCATTCGCTTATTCAGACGATGACGGCAACCATCAACGACACGACAGTAACGATGAACACCCAAGATGTTCTTAAGGAGGTCCTTCGTCTTACCTCCACGCGGGGCAATAAACTGTCCCGCACTTGCCCGACGATGGACGATAACTCGGTGAATTATTCCGACCTTGCTCTTACCGCAGCCTCGCCCCTCGCCAGTTATGGTGAGCGGAAGACGGAATGCGATGTTCCCAACGGTGCTTTCCCCGGCGTTCTGTTCTGCTCGCCCGTCGCCCCCTATACGATATTTCAGCCCGGCTACACCGGTGCTGGCTACACTGACCCCATCAGCGGGCAAGCGATAGCAATTGTGAATGGTGTTCCAGTAAAGCCGGCATCGCCGGCGGCAGATAATGTCCGTATCGGCCTTGTCGTGTCGTCCATTGAGAAACTTGTCCTTTCGCCCTTTATCTTTGCTAACCAGCACGAGTGGGACACGGGTCTTTTCGGCATCAACGCCATCCAGTTCGTGATGAACTTGGGTTCGCCCGCCCGTATTCTGCGTGGCCTTCAGACGCTGAATGGTGCGGCTCGCTCCTTCACAACATCCTACGGCACTCAAGGCTTCCAGAACTCGCAACTCCTCGTCCAGATTCTCACGCCGTCGCTTGATGTGCCTCTTCCGCCCAAGTCGGTTGTCCCGTATATGGAGTTCCCTCGTTATATCTCGTCGCTCACGCCGTCGCCGAACCCGTGGCCCAAGAATACGAGCCAGACTTTCTCCAGTCAGACGATTGTTCTTCCCCAGATTCCCGATATGCTCCTTATCTATGCTCGGCCGGCTACATACGCCAGCCCCGATGTGGCGGACTATCACTTCGTTCCCCAGAATATCAGTCTGAACTTTGATAACTTTGCGGGTCTGCTGTCGGCACATCGCCAGTCGCAGTTATACCAGATGGCGGTCCATAACGGTCTTGAGATGGACTGGGCTCAGTGGGTGGGTAATGGCTATGTCGGCCAAGGTGCTTCTGGTATCAGTCTTCCAACGGTCGGTGGCTTCCTTGTGCTGCGACCGGGTGTTGATTTCGCACTCCAGTCGGGCCAAGCCCCGGGTCTCGCGGGCAACTTCGTTCTCCAGTATAACCTTACCCTTCTCAACCAAGGTGCTGACTACGCCGGTGCCGTCCAACTCTTCACGGTCGCCGTCAATGCCGGTTTCTTTGAGTCTATGGCTGGCTCGTCGCGTGTCGTCAAGGCGGTCGTTTCGGAGGCTGACATCATCTCGGCGGAACCCGCCCCGATTGGCTCGCACGATGAGGCTCGCCGCCTCGTTGGTGCTGGCTGGATGGATACGCTCGGCTCGTGGTTCCACAAGGCACTCTCGGCGTATCGCACGACGAAGCCGTATGTGTCTATGGCGAAGAGTCTCCTTCCCGAGGCGGGGATGATGGGAAGCCTTAAGAAGGGTCTTTCGGCTGTAGGCTATGGTGCTTCGGGTGGTGGTGGTGGAACATCGGGTGGTGGCGGTGGAACATCGGGCGGTCGTAAGAAACTCTCGGAGCGACTTATGTAAATAACATTTATCATTAATTGGTTAATCGGTTAAATTAAATTTACCCCGATTAAGTATAGTATGCTCCAAGCACTGCCCCCGCTGATGGAAGCCCACAATCACGCGATGAAACTGTCTGACCGCCGAGCCTTAGAGATTAATGCCCAGCACCCTCAGCGTGCTGGACGGGGTAAAATGGGACGCACCCGTCGCACTCTCGGTGAAACCAAGTTTGAGAGCGATAGCGACGAAGAGCACGATGACAATCTGGAAGGCAAGGGACACTCGGCTCCCGGCACACGCCTAAGCCGTCTTGTAGGAGGCGGACGGGCAAAGGCGAACAAAAAAGCACTCTCCCAGAAAATCGGTGAAAAGTCCGAGGAACTTCACAAACTGGAGCACGAGGCAATTGAGAACGACCATTACAAGCAAGGCGGTGCGTTGGCCTCCCATCTGGTTCAGAAATACGGCAAGGAGCACGCCGAGATGTTTGGCTCGGGTTTTTGGGATGGCGTTAAGAAGGTGCTTGGTATTGTAGCACCAATTGCGAAAATAGCACTTCCTATGATTGCTCCGGGTATGGGGTCTGTCGCATCGGCTGGCCTATCAGCACTCGGTCTTGGTAAGAGTGGTAGTAGGAAGCGTGGCGGGAACATTGACATTATGACGGGCAATAATGATGTAGGACGGGTTGCGAATCCGCCGGCTTCCTTTGAGCGTAATACGGTGGGTATGGGTCAGCCCGCAAATATAATGGTGTCGCCGAATCGTCATCATCTTGGTGGTATGGGTGGTATGGTGGGAGGTAAGAAGAAACGGGCAAAGGCATCTCCATCGGATGCCCGTCGTAAGCGGGGCCAAGAGGTATCCCGACTTATGAAGCAAGAGGGAATGACTTTGGGCGAAGCATCCAAGCACATTAAGGAGCACGGGTATTAGACGAAATTATAATATGGCCTATTAATATAGGATGTTGAATATTAGGTTTCCCTATGAGTTTGACGATGCTTACGCGAAGAAGTATGGCGGTCGCAGAGCGATGTATCCTTCGTATCTGCCTCCGACGATTCAGATAACATATCCAATGTCGGACAACGAGTTCCGAGCAACACAGCAGAGGTATCACGCGGAACTAATGGCGGCCGAGCGACAGAAGGTAGTTAATACAATCATATCCAAGGATAACTTTCAGCACCGCTACCCTTGCTTTCCTACGGTCATTCCTAATCGTCTTCCTAATAAGCACATTATCAGCGGTATTCGTCCATCCCTTGATGCTGTATCGCAGCCGTCATTTGGTAATGTTGGAAACCTTGCGACCTTTGGTGGCTTGACGGGCGGTGTGCTGAAGAATCGTGAATATGCTAAGTTCATTCTTAACCGTCGTGCGAATGATGTGCGACGCAATGCGGACCCCGCATTCGCTCCACCGGCGGAAGTTATAACGGCACAAGAGCAACTGAAACTGGATTTCAGTTCGCTGCTTGGTGAGGTGGGTGATGCGATTTCGGCGGGTGCCTATGGTGATACGGTGTATGGTGCGACCCGCAAACTGGTAGGTGCGTTCATTCGGACGATGCCGTTGATTGAAGACCCAGAAGATGTTGCGGAAATCAAGCGGACAGTGGATAACATTCTTAAAAGTGCCGAGGTGGCGGATGACCCCGAAGAAAATCGTAATACGCAAGGTGCGATTCGTGAGGCCCTTGATAAGCAGAAGACGGCTCGTCGTGCGAGGATTACGAGTGTGCTTGAAAAACTTGAGCGTTTCTTGGACGAATATATGAATGTATTCAGACAGCGAACTCTTACGGAGCGGGAACGCATTATGGCCTCCAAGTCCATAGCGAAGTCCGTTGGTTTGTTTTCGTTTGCGGACTTTACGAGTTCGCTTGGGATTCGGCGTGTGGAGCCAGAGCCGCCGGCTGAGGAAGCGATGCCCCCGCTTGCCCCCGCGGGTGATGATGGCGGTGATGATGACGATGATGGCGGCGGTGATGGCGGTCCATTGGGTCGCCCACCGGCCGGCTATTACGAGCAATTCCCAGAGCAGCGGCCAGAGTTATCTCTCCCATCAACGCAGCCCGAAGAAGGTGAGGCCCCTCCCGCCCCCTCGGCTCGCTCCGCTCCCACTGCTGCGGCTGCTGCGGCTGCTCCAGACCACGACTATTGGGTCGTTGAAAAGAAAGGTCAGAAGATTCGCATCCCCGCAAAAGAATCCGTCTTACAGCGAATGTCGCAAGGTAGGTTGTATGAACTGGCGAATGCTCTTAAGCGACCGAATAAACAGATATACGCCTCGGCTCGTCCAGCGACACTTATGAACTACATCCGTCAGAGGGTTGTCGGTGATTTTTCATCCCTTGGTGTTAGTATCTTTGATGATGTAGATTAGAAAACCGATTAACCGAAAACCGATTCCGAAAAGAGTTTCCAGTGGTCCGGCCATTAAAAATTTCACAGTCCATCCCCATCTTAGAGATGAACTTTGAAAATATTCGGTTTCGGTTATTCGGTTTTTCATTCGTGGATAATCATCTCTGGAACATTATACACATTCTGCTGCTCTGCGACGCTGTGGCCCATCGCATCGGCATCCTTCTTCATTTCTGATTTCAATGCCCCATACTTGCCCGTAATCCAGATGTGGCGAAGCATTGACGACCCAATCTTCTTTCCAAAGATTTTGTTGAGGATACGCGTTATCGCATTGACGCTCGTAAGGGGAGTGCCGTCGTGGCCGACGAGGAACTTGGCTTCCTTGGTCTTCGCATTGAGCAAAGGATGGTGCTTGAAATACATCAGCAACGCATCGCCCAGCGGAGCCTCCGAGGTGTTAGGGATTTCAATCTTTTGCTCTCCATACTTCTTCGCTGTCTTATACTTGTTGAAGATGAACTCCTTGGGCGACTTGGTGTTATCCAGATAGTTCTTATCCTTCGGCAAAGAGTCATCCCATTTCTTAACGATATACATATCCATATAGTCTTGGTTGCGACGAGGCTGGATATTAGTATAGAGCGATAGAACCACATACTTTAAAAGTGTGTCGTATTCAGCGGGAGTGATATGCTTACGACTAACGAATTTCTGACATTCATCTTTGAGTTCGTTTTTCTTCTTATCTACATCGGCCCAGTCCAGCCAGTTATCTTTCTGTTTATCTGTCTTGCCTTCGGGCTTCGTTTCGTGAGCCTCTTTACTACCCTTCATCATTATGTCATAGTAATGCTGATACAACTTCTTGTAAGCGGTCTTATCTTTATTGGGTGTTAAGACGGATACGATGGCCGCCACATATCCCCGCTGTGTGGAGGGTGCGAACTCCGCAAGCCGCTTATCAATGTCCTCAGTCTTCTTCAGCCAAGCCAGATTGTTAAAGGGCTTCTTATCGTTAAGCGAATACAGTGATTGGAGATACTGGTTCGCTGTGGATTCAGCAACCTCTCGCCCGTGAATCAGTTGATGTGCGAGTTGAATCATAAACTCCGTTGTTCGCATTCCGGACATTCTAATATACTATGGTGTTAGATTTTTAAGCCCGGGAATTAACTCGCTCAAGTTTGGGCTTTACTCTTGGAGATGGCGATGGACTTGAGATATTCTATATCTGTATTCGCCCAATGCCCTTCATCAAATACTCTTTCTGTTTTATAGTATTTCTTAATGAACCTTATTGCGTGTCCCATTTCTTTACTGGCTGCTTTCCAAGAAGGGAACTCCATTATGAAGCCCGTGGGACTATATACTCTTATGCGGGTCATTATATTACTTACGGGGGACTTCTTTACGCCGTGGTAATAATGTTAATCGTCATTTTTACTAATTGTAATCGCCATTTTGGTAATAATAGTCTTAATTGGCTTACTTAAGGGTAAAAATACCGGTATTTTTACAGTTAAACACCATATAAACATAGATTATTACCATTAAGTTGATTACTTAATTGTAATAATGTCAATTAACTTAATTACCATCGGTAAAAGTCGCCTTTTTAAACAAAATTGACCGGAAGAGGCGAATACAGCCACCAACTAATTGGCGTAACATCGGCGGCGTTGGAGGAAGTGATGACAAAGTAAGAACCCGACGCTTGAATCGTTTTAGCGACAGTCAGAGTTCCGAGCAGTGGGCCTTGCGGCACAATCACAAGCGGGTTGCCGGCCGACCACAAGGATGAGCCGGGACCACCGGGAACAATGTTGGGGGAAACACCCCCAGCAAGAGTGGTGGTTCCATACGCAACCATCTGACCGGGGCAATAGGCACTGACTCTTCCGGTAGCATCAACGAGCGAAGAGGCGGACATTCTATATTCTATGCGTTGAATTTTAAAAGAGAAGGGAAACCAATAACCGAAAACCAATTCCACCAAGAGTTTCCATAAGACGGGGAGTCAGCCCAAAAAGCAATCAAGCCGGGCATACAAGGGGGTCTGTCCTCGGATTGGTTTTCGGTTATTGGTTTTTAATCCTTGCGTAATTATCCCGGAGTTAATATATTTACCTTCAATATAGGAAAATGCCCCGGACATTCGCAGAAGACTACGCAAACGGCATTACTCAGCAAAACCGCAATCAGCAACGCATCACCCGGCTGATGGGCTGCCCTATGAAGGCAACAGAAAATCATTTACACCCGATGGACTTTGTGGATGAAGCCGACGATAAGCATTTCGGGGAGCATAAGTGGCGGGGGAATATTTCATACGATACCCTTCTTAACAAGTGTGGCGGGACGGTATGGATTGGACTGAATAAGATTAACTATCTTCGGGATAATCAAGCACGGGCAACATTCTTTTGGGAGTTGAGCGATGGCTTATACAAGGCCGACTATGATGAAGAGTTCCACGAGTTCCCGACACAGTTCCACGCAAGGAATAGACCGGATAAAACCAACGATGCTTCTTGGGTCGTAGATGTGCCGCTGACGAAACTCGTAAGAGCCTAATGACCGCGACGCGGACCCGGCCCACCCGGCTCTCTTGGGCGGGGTGGAAAAACACCATCATTCAGTTCCATCTTGGTCTGGCCTATTTTAAAAGGCTGCCTCCTATTATTGACTCTGCGAAAATGATGCGGGTCATCTGGATAAGCGTTATTAAAGCCTCTACGGTCTCTGGCCCACGCTACGCTCATTTGATGCTCTGGTAGGGCATCCTCCGGCACAGTTTTCGCGAGAAACGCAATGCTATCATAATGCTCCCCGCCCTCGCCGTCTGGCTTCGCGGCCTCCGTTGGTTTTTTTTCATAATGGGCCAGTCCATAATATATCTCACCATCGCGGCCCTTCCACTTAATAGGAGGAAAAGCAAACCATCCCTTCTGACCCGCTACTTTGAAATAAGAGCGGTTCGTTCGCTGGACATATTGGAGTGATGCGGGGTCAATGCCCCAATGCTCTGGGTTAAGGCGTTTCGTCTGTTCCTTCTCTTCAGCCGATATCTTGCGGCGTTTGAAACGAACCACATTCTCTTCCGCAACATCGCCGATATTCTTCTGGATGTGCTTGGAGTATTTGCCGGCTTGTGCCTTGTCATCATCATACGCAAAAGGGTCTGGATTGGCTTCTGGCGTATAACGCCCAAAGCGGTCCTTCACTGACTTCATCACTCGTCTAACGGCAAATGCTCCGCGGCTCGCACCGCCAAACATTGATTCATATAAATCTACGATTCCGCTCATCTCTGGTTATTGTCTTGTTTTTTATTATTCGGTCAAAGCGAGTCGCTGAATAAAGTTGGCCCTTGCGTTCTTTGCTGATTTGGGCTGATAGACACGCAAGTCATCACCGTATAGTGTGGGCCTTCTATCCGGGGGCATAGCCATTATACGAGCCGATAGTTCCCGTAGGCCTTCTATCGTATTTGGTATCTCGGCCCTTGTCGTTGGGAATCCTTCCGCCCTTGCTATCTTACGCCGCTTCCGTATTTCAGACGGCTGGGCATCCACATAACGGCGATTGTGGGCGGGCTTCAGTTCGGTAGGAACTAACCCTTGGATGAACTTGCTTTTATCTCCAACCAATTCAGCCTCAAAAGGCTTATCCGTCCATCCCGCATATTCGGGTGTTCGCTTTTTATCTTGCGGATACGGTCGGCGGTATTCATCGGTTTTTCGGTTTCCCCGAACTTTACCAAGCATCCACTTAATATACTGGGATTTATGCGAGGACCCAATTAGTCCAGCCCCTTGTAAATTATCGCATAAGCGACATACAACACCTTCGTCCATTCTAATAAGTTGATGTATTTTAATTATTAACTTGGACCATATTAAATGGCTACCACAGCAACCGCAAAGCCAGATTGTTCGGCGAGTAATCATTCTTCTTCCAGTTCCCCCGTATCTTCGTATGCGACGCGTGAAACACCCCCTTCTTCTGGTCAGCGAATCCCTTGGGGGACTTTCCTTGTGCCTCAAGGGCTTTCCATAAGATATAATCCCCGTAGCCAAGTCGTCCAAATCTCACAATACGACCCTCTGGTGTCTGTATCTGAACCTTGTGCTTTCTATCCGTCGCCAATTCAATCATCTTCGGATTATAGCCGTGCTTCCGAGCATTCTTTCTCAGACTTTGGAGATATTTCTTTTTATCAACACCCCATTTCTCTAAACATTCCTCAAGAGAAGCCGAGGTCTCCCCTTCTGCCGGCGAAGTAGATGAGCCGCCGATTGCGGCGGGCGGTGGAGGTGGTGGCGGGGGCTGGGGGTGAGCAGCCCTATGGGCTTGACGACCTTGAGCAGTCATTGTTGCTGCCGACGACAAAGGGTCAAAACCACTCTGGACGAAACTACCATCTGGTCTGGTAATAGTCCAGCGATGACCTCCCCAATG